CTTACATCAGAGAAAAACAATCACCCTAAGATTATAAAGCTTTGGATGCAAGATGAAATACTTTTGGAAACAATAGTTATCTTGGATTCATTAACTGGGTTTATGGATAGAGAAAATAAGAAGATATCAGAAACAATTATTTGGCCTGATATATATCGTAAAATAACTAAATATAAACCTTTTGTAAAATTTAACGCAGATAAATGTAAAACTATTTTAATAAAACAGTTTACAAATACATAAAAATGTGTTATAATATAACTCTATATTATGAATAAAGTGGATAATTCAGTAAATACAATGCATATACGGAGAATAAAATGTCATTAGAAAACTTAAAGAGCATGCGAGGCTCGTCAATCGACAAACTCGTACAAGCTGCGGAAGCAGTATCCACAAAAGCAGAAACTAAATCCTACGCGGATGACAGGTTCTGGAAACCAACCAGAGACAAAGCAGGGAACGGTTATGCCGTTGTTCGTTTCTTACCGGCTCAACAAGGTGAAGACCTTCCATGGGTTAGGTATTGGGACCACGGCTTTAAAGGTCCTACAGGTCTATGGTATATAGAAAACTCTTTAACCTCAATTGGACAAGAAGACCCAGTGTCTGAATCCAATTCTGTTCTTTGGAACACTGGTAGAGATGAAGATAAAGCGTTAGCAAGGGAAAGAAAAAGAAGGCTACATTATATAAGTAATGTCCTTGTTATATCTGACCCAGAGAATCCGCAAAACGAAGGTAAAGTATTCCTATACCAATTTGGTAAAAAAATCTTTGATAAGATTATGGATGTTATGCAACCTCAATTTGCAGATGAAGAACCAGTAAATCCTTATGATTTCTGGGAAGGCGCTGACTTTAAACTCAAAATCAGAAAAGTTGAAGGTTGGGTTAATTATGATAAATCTGAGTTCTCAAAACCATCAGCATTATATGAAGGTGATGAGGCAAGGTTAACAGAAGTTTATGATAAACTATATAGTTTACAAGATTTCTTAAAGCCTGAAAACTATAAAACTTATGATGAGTTAAAGATGAAACTTAATAGAGTATTAGGTGTTGAGGCTGTTGAAGAACCAATGCCATCTGTTATGGATTCAGCTCCAACTCAACAAGCTCCGGCAATGAGTACGGCAGAAGCCGAATCAATGGGTACCACAGATACATCCGATGAGGATGATACCCTAAGTTATTTTGCTAAGTTAGCACAAGATAACTAATATCTGAAAAACACTAAGCGGTTTTACAGGACTCGAAAGGGTCCTGTTTTTTTATCGGCCTACTAAAGCTGCAGCATGTCTGGCTTGAATTGTAGGAGTTGAATGTTGTATTACAGTACTTGTACTTGTATTACTTGATATTGCTGCATTAGTGGTAGGTGCTACAACATTTGTTCCTCCACCAGTGCCTGCTCCAATTTTATAATCTATGTTTGCATCTTGTAAACCTTCGAGGTCTTCACCTGACATAGTTGTTGGGTCAATATTTTCTAAATCTTGTTGTTCTTTAATTTCAGCATCTATTTTATCAGTTTTTGGCTTTTTAGGACGTGCAGCAATTTCTGCTTTAAGTGTTGCAGCTCTATTTGTTTTCATACCATCTTTGAAAAATGATGGCATTTCAAAATCATCACCAAGTAAGAATTTACCAATCCTTTCACCAAAGAATTCGAATATCTTTCTTGGTATAAATGTAAAGGCATTTACAATATGACCTAAACCATCTAATAGTAAGAATAAACCATATTTCATAGTATCCATTAGTGTTGCACCTTCACCTAAATGTTTCTTAAGTGCCATGAAGCCTAATACAATAACACCTATGATAGCAACAATAATTAATACTGGTGCTAAAGCAGCTCCTAACATACCTCCTATAGTAGTTATACCAGAAATCATACCTTTAGCAAAGACTTTCGTCATAAATACTCTAAATAGCTTTATAGCTTTTACTACTTTACCAAGTTTAGTAAATATACCACCAAACGCGCTTAATAGTGGCCCGGCAAAATATAAACCAATACCAGCAATCAGAGCTGAAAATAAAGGTAAGTTTTCACCAATCTTTTGTCTAAATCCTTCAAAATCACCTTTGAAAAATGCCACTAATCCTTCAATGATTTCCATGAAACCTTCTGTTAAATTAGCTATTGTTTGTGATAACTGTTCAGGGTCAATGACACCCAATACTAAAGCAGTTAAACCAGCTAAGAATCCACCAGTTTTTAAAGCTGAAGATGCAAAGTTTGATATTTTCTCTGATTGATTTTCTATTTGTTGGCCAATTTTAGTAAATATACTCCTTTGTTCCATTGCCAATTCTTCAGCTTTTTGTTGTTTAGCCTTATCATCTAAAGCATCAAATGCTTTTTGTAAAGCAGCTGCTCTTTCCTCTTCTGATAAAGTTTCATCTTTAGATATTGCTTCATATTGTTCACCAATGTACCTAACATCTTCATTAATTTGAGGGTCAAGCATCATTGGTAATTCACTCATTTTTTTAGCGAACATTTCAGGACCAAGTTCAGCGTCTTTAGTTTGTTCTTTTATTCTTAAAGATAAATCATCTATACCTTTAGTAGCTAATTGACCAAAAAACTTATCATCTGCAGCTGCATCAGCTACTTCCTTATCGGTTTTTCCATCATTAAGAATTTTTTGTCTAGTTAAATCTCTATTTTCATTTGATGCATCAACTATTGATGTTAATCCTTCACCTATAACATCAATTTGGTCTATTCTAGTTTTAGATGCTTCAGCATTATCAGCATTTTGCATGTTGATAAATCTTTCTTGTTCATCTAATTGTTTTTTAGCTGTTTTTAATGCTTCTTTTTGTTGGTCATTTAAATATAGTGTATTAACAGAATCTATTTTTTGTCTTTGTTCAGCTAGCTTCTTTTTAGCTTCTTCATATTTTACAGAATCTTTTGCAGCTTCTTTAAATACTTCGACTTGGTCTACTGCCTTTTTAGAAGTTTTCTTTCTTTCTTCTTGAGCTTTTTCATCACGCTTTTTCTGCTCTTCTACTACTTTTTCTTGTTTACGAGCTTCCTCTTCAGCTTTATCAGCTGCATCCTTTGCAAGTTCTACAGCTTCTTTACCAACATCTTTTAAAGCTTTATCAAGCTTTTTATTAGTTTCCTTTTGTGCGTTTAAAAGGTCTTGAAGAGTTTTATCTGCCATTAACTATTTCCTTATTTACCACCAAATGCTTTACCAGCTTCTGATATTCCGAAAGCACCTAATGTGACTACCACAAAAGATGTGTATATTGTTTCTGATACTTTTAAATCCATATCATATACTAAAGCTGTGACTAAGTCAGTAATACCAAATACTGTCATTAATGCAAAAGATATAAATCCAATAATGGATTTTTCATTTATATCATTATCATCTAAGAATAAATCCATAAACTTTCTTTTAGGAGGTTCAAGTCCAGCCTTAGCTTTTCTTGCTTCCTCTTGCATTTCAGCAATAGTATCTTCCGCTGTATCGAGTTTTTCGATAAGGGACATATACTTTTCTAAATCTATTTCAACTTCATTACGGCTATTGTCTGTCGCGTCTGCCATTTTTTTCTCCTATTATCTCATTTTCATTTTACGCTCTTGTTCAGCGTATTTTTCGTTTTCTTTTTCTATATGGTCCTTTAAAAGTTCCACATATATTTCTCTTTCAAAAGGTACCATATTATCCAATTCCGTCAAACTATAATTGTGATGCTGCATCATCGCGAAATTGGTTTTATAATGATTAACCAAGTTATCGTGAGAGAGGCCTATGTAAAAAAACTTTGAAGACCTCTTAACTTCACTGCATTTTCTTTATTACATGCAACACAATTCCATTCAATATCTTTTTCTAGACTAGGCATATCTTTAAGCCAATCAGCAATCATTCCAAATTGTAAACTATTTAAATTATCTATGAATCCTTTTATAGATTCTCTAGATTCATCAATAACCTGATATACATTGTCTTCATCATAAATTGTTTCTAAACAATCTATTATCATATTAAATGCGCCATCAGGTGTTTGTATAGTTTCTTCATCATGTTCCTCAAGCATACCAATTTGAGGATATTTCATTACTACACCTATATCATCAGTTAATTGAATAACTTTATTTTCATTAATTTTTGATAAAGAGATGTCATCTAAATTTACATTGACTTCAGAACTTTTATTACATCCTTCGTCTTCGCATTTTAGTTTTACTCTTGTGTTTTCACCAACTGATTTAGTTCTTAGTTTTAAAAATAACCATTCTAAATCAAATGATGTTAAAGAATCTATAATAATATCTGTAAATACACAAGCTTGAGCAACATCCTTCATCGCTCTCATAATTGCCTTTTTGTCTTTCGACTCTAATGCAACCATCATAATCTTTTCTTCCTTAACTAAATAAGGTCTATATTCTATTTCCTGTCCGGTAGATGGTAGTGTAGTACTATACCGGGAGGCGTTCACTACTGGCAATGCCATATTATTTCTCCTATGTTAATAAATCAATTACTGCATTAGCTGCAGATAATGATGATGATAAAATTCCTTCAGTTTCGAATTTATCATATTTCCAATCAATTTGGACTTCTACTAAAGCCTCTTTATCTTGTGTTAAATCAAACCCAGATATTTTTACTGGGAAAGCTTTTAACAATTTTACTCCATATACTGGAATATCTTGTTTATTCAACATTTGTATTACTACATCTACTGAATAATCATCTTTTAATCCAAACCTATTTGTTGTTGGATTATAAATTATATCAAACCATTTGTCAAACATTTTTCTTATGTACATATCATTAGTACACATAAACTTCATTGAACAATCATCATATACCATTTCATAAGGATAATCATTTTTTTGTTCTGTTGATTCAGCCTCATAAGTAAATGTATTCATTGTTCTACCAGGAAGGTTTACAGTTTGACATAATAAACTAATATCTCTTGGGTCGTTAATTAAATTTTTTGCATTGAAACCACCAGATAAACTTTGTGTTATAATAGAATTAAAATCTAAATTAAGTAAACTTCTTTCTGGTGGTGTAAATATAACATTAAATCTATTTTGTACAGCCTTTCCACCGTGTTTTGCTACTGTAGTTTTAAATTTATCTAGGTCCATTTATATTGCCTTCTTAGATTCTGACCAAACTGTATCTTTACTTGATTTTCTAAATTGTTCAACTGGTAAAAATATTGCTATTTCCCATTCAGTTATTGGTACTCTTACAAACTGTGATTTAACATGTTTAGCCAAGTAATGTTTAAAACATGGTTTGAATTCTTTAAATTTTGTACTACCTTTTAATAAATCATATCTCATTTTAGTTAACCTTGATTCATTCTTTGGTTTTTTAGGTGCTAAATCTAATAACTTATCTAAAAATGCTGCTCTTATATCATAGGGAAGGTAGTGTAAATTAATCCCATAAAAGCCACCAGGAGCTGAATCAACCATTATTGTTAATGGAAACCTATCGTAATATGGTAAGGTCTTTTTTAATTTAGGGTCGTAAAAATACATATACATTTCACCAACAACACTTTGACCTTGTGGGTCTAAAGCATCATCACTCATAAGAGATGCTGCACTAGGTCTTTTTAATCCTTGAACTTTATCTTGAAACCATTTAATAGATTCTTTAGTCCTAGGAGTAATACTAGCACGAAATGCTTGAGCTTGTAATGTATCAAATAAACTAGCCATAATACTATTTATACTAACTCTTCAGTACTTTGATGCCTAAATTATTTAAAGTATCCTCAGTCCATACTTGAAACTTCCATCCTTTATGATTTGCATATTGATTGGCTGCTTCCCATTTGTCCTGATTTTTTGTGAATGTTAGTACTTCGTTTATATATCTTTTAGTTTTTCTTTTAGGTTTTTTTGGTGGTTGTGTTTCTTTTTTAGGTTTAATTTCAATAAGAAATGTTTTTCCATCTTTCATTTCAAGATATAAATCAACAAAATACCTATGTAATCTATTATCAACACTACATTTATATGGTACTACAATCTCTTCAGAGCTCCAAGCTCTAATATTAGGATTGTTTTCACACCATCTAAATGCATTTCTTTCCCACAGAGAACGAAATATAACCTTTGTTGGATTACCCAAATATTTATCTGGGTTTTTTATTTTGTATTTGCCTTTATAACTCATATAAATAATCTTATAGTTTAAATTTATTTATAGGTATTTATATGTCAAATCAGAGTACATCTAAAAAAGAAGGACAAGGAAATTCAACATTAGTATTTCCATCTCATTTAGCTGGAATGATAACTAAAGATAGTTCACATCCACATTTACATGTTAGGCATAATGACCCTCAATCACCAGTACAAGAAATATTCTTACCTGTTCCTGTAGGTATAACATTAGGTGATGGTGCAACATACGAAGGATTAGATAGAGGAGATTTTGTAGCAGCTGAAAACTTTAAAAATAAAGGTGCTGAAGTAATGAGTGATGCTGACCAATTAGCTTTTGGATTAAGAGTAGCGAAAAATTTACCAGGATTAGATAAAATAAGTGCTGAATTAATGTTAAAAAATAGAGTAGCCACTAATCCAATGACTGAAATGGTATTTAATGGTAATGCTATGAGAACACTCAGTTTAACTTTTGCAATGACACCAAGAAATAGTGAAGAAGCAAATACAATAAGAGACATAGTAAATACATTTAGAAGATTAATGTATGCTTATAAATCAGGTAGCTCAGGATATACTGTACGTTATCCAGCTTTATTTAAATTAGTTTTTTATTCAGGTGAACAAGAGTCTAGATTTTTTCCAATATTTTATGATGCATATCTTACAAGTATGTCAACAAATTATGGGTCACAAACAGGTAATTTTATACAGGTAGATGATAAACAATCTATGTATCAACAACATTCAATTACATTAGAATTTGCTGAAAGTAAAATGCTTACTAGAAACGATTTATATCAAGGTGAAGAAGCAGAAACAATTATTCCACAATCAAATAAAGATGCTAAGATGGAAAAAAATGGTGCTATCAAAGATGGAAAAGGTTTGGCTGAGGGTGCAGTCACAACAGCTAAAAATCAGAATAAGAGTAAAGGGGATTAATTATGTATTTTAGAAATTTTCCAAAATTAGATTATGATTTCAATAGAACTGGTTCTATAAATCAAATGGTAGATATATTTCGTTCAGTTAAACCATTACCTAGTTTTGTTGATACTTTTACAGGATATAGAACTTATACTATAGAAAATGGTGAGCGCCCAGATATAATATCTACCAGATTATATGGAAGACCAGATTTATATTGGACATTTTTTGTAGTAAACGAATTTTTACATGATGGTTATAGAGCATGGCCTATGTCTCAAGAAGATTTATATAGTTATATGCAAAAAGAATATGAGGGTTATGTTATTGAAATAAGAACAAAATCTAAAGAAGACGAAAATAATCCTGGAAATTTTGAAACTGTAAACAGTATAGCAGGAAAGTTTCAAATAAATGAAGTTATACGAGGTTTAACATCAGGTGCAGCTGGTAAATTAAAAAAGAAAAATGTTGATATGAATCAATTAATAGTACAAGAATGGAATTCAATACCGTATATAGGTAATATGCATTTAAATGGTGGTGCCTTAGAAGTAATAAGAGGCGATACTACTTTTGATACAGTTGACTCATTTAGAACTTTTGCTTATGCTGATGCACCTTATTATTACTATAGCGCAAATGATAGTGAAAAGAAACCTGTCACTAACGCAATACATATAGAAAGTGCTGTACCAAATAGTGATTTAGAATTTCAAACATATAGAGAATTTGAATTTGAAAGAAATGCAGAGAGGTCAAGAATAAGATTTGTTGATAATGCTAACATAGAAAAATTTGTTGATAGATTTTTTGAATTAATAAATGTCTAACCAAGGTCAAACTAATATTGAATCAGTCGATGGTGCTATTAATCCATCATCTTATATAATAGAACAAGCTCTATTATTTCCAAGTAATAAAACAGAACCAGTTGAATTTAGAGATTTAATATTAGATTTAAATATAATAGAAAGTTTAAGTAATCCTTTTATTGAAGCTGAAGCTTTTTTACAAGATGCTGGTAATTTCTTATCTCGTTTAAGATTAAATGGTAATGAAAGAATTAAATTAAAATTACAAAGAAGAAAAATGGAAGGCTCTGAACAGCCTGACGAAAATCAAAAATGGGAACTAGATTTAATAGCCACTGAATTATATGATTATTCTAGAACAAAGCCTTCTAGACAATTTTATAAATTGAGAATGAATTCACCTCATTTAGTAATCAATAGTAGTAAAAGTTTAAAACGTATATTTGATGGTTCACTTACAAGTATAATAAGTGGTATAATAAAAAATGATTTACAAGTACCAGTGCATAGATTAGCTGATATTAATGAAGGTTCAGGTGGTTCAGTAAAAGGAATATATCCATATTTAAGTCCAATCAAAGCTGCTAACTGGTTATTAAATAATGCTTATGATGAAGAGACTCCATTCTTTTTTTATGAAACATGTTTCAAAGGTGTATACTTACAATCACTAAATGATATGTATAATAAAAATTCTGGTGAGCCATATAAAACATATGAATTAAAATCTTTTTTTGAACATAAGGTTGGTTCACCTGAACACTATGATGAATTAGCACACAGAATTTTAAAGTTTTCATCACCAATTAATTATTCACAAAATGCAAATGTTATTAGTGGTGCTTATGCCGCAAAAGGTAATTTTCTAGATATATTTAATAAAACATATAAACCTGTAGAATATAGATATAGTGATAATAAAAAATTAAATGAGTTTCAACCATTCTCAAAAAATGATAAAATAAATGACCAAACATTAAATAATTTAATTGAATCAAGAGAGTATTATATTAATCTAAATCCAGGTGCTTTTGATAACGGTTCAAATATACATACACCACTTAATTCTACTGTATTAAGAGGTGAAGCACATTACTTAGCACTCAATACAAACACTATGGAAATAGTATTAAATGGAGATTTTGGTTTAGAGGTTGGTAATGTAATTAAATTAGATGTAAGTAAAGCCTCATCAGCTGACCAAATAGATGAATTTAATATGTTTGATAAGTATTTAGGAACTAAATATTTAGTACAAAAAATTGAAAGTAATTTTGGAGAAGCCTTTAAACAAAGAGTGACAATAGTTAGAGATTCAGTTGGTATTGATATTGATAGTAAAGAACCTGAGGAAGTAGAAAGAAATGAAGCGTAGAGATGAATTTATAGGAAATGATTTTCACTGGTTTATAGGTGAGGTAAAAGATATAAATGATACTAAATTATTTTCAAGAGTTAAAGTAAGAGCTTATGGTTATTATGATGAAGTGACAGATGCAAAAGATTTACCATGGGCTACAGTTTTATTACCTAACACTTCAGCATCAAAGGCTGGTGTTGGAAGTACACATGGATTATTAAAGGGTTCATGGGTAGTTGGATTTTTTAGAGATGGTTATAGTGCACAAGACCCAATAGTTATTGGTTCAATACCTACACAAACAGGTGGTGTAAAAGATGTACCTACTGATAATATTAAAAAGAAAATACATAAAACAGAAGCTGGTCATGAAATTGTTTTAGATGATACACCAGGAAATGTTTCTATTACACATTCATCAGGTTCTAGTATTGTAATGGATGCAACAGGTGGTATAACAATTAAGGCAGGGCCAGGACAAAAAACTAAAGTTATATAATGGAAATAAAAGTCACAGTACCACCAATGGAATGTCCGGGAGTTTTATTACCTACACCGGCCAATCTTACAAATTTATTTGGTACACTAATTACAGAAGCTGAAAAAGCTGCGGCTTCAGCAGATGATGAGTTAAGAAAACAAGGTGAAGATTTAAAAAAGACTTTAGAAAAGGTTAGAACTATATTAGGACCTTATGACCCAAAGTTTAAAAGAATAGAAATACCTGAAAAAGAATATGAGATAATGATACAAAGAATGATAAGTGAATATAGTACTTACGTTCAATCTCAACTTATGAAAATTATAAATGATGTTATAGGTATGACAATATCAGTAAATATTCTAGGTGTAAACATAGATGTAATTAAATTTGCTACTGATAGAGCTTACTTAAGTTCTATAATAGACCAAATTGATGTAGATAGTATGTATGATTTATTGCCTATAGAATATAGAACTATGGATTTAAGATTTGAAAATAAAGAATTAAAAGCAA